TTCACACAGGTGTTAGTGATTTACAATGGAAGCAACTAGATAAAGGCATGAGTTAAATGCTTCGAGGACCTAACGATACGTCTACTTATGACATCGAAGGACGACAAGCATATCAAGCCCGAATCTCAAATGGCTTTAGGTTGTTCGGTAAGTGCTATGAAAATTTTTGGGACTGATTAGTATAAGTATACTGATATGACAAGGAGAAAAGGATGGGAATTAAATTAGCTGCCGCTATGGCTTTTCTGATGTTCGCCGTTGGAGGTATCTTTTACTGGTACTACACCGACACTCAGGAGAGAATGGCCATTTTGAATGAAAATAATGCCAAGTTGGAAATTGCTGTACAAATTAATGAAGGAGCAGTTAAGCAACTTCAGGTCGACCACAAAAAGGCAAACGAAGAACTCGGAAAGGTTAATAACGAATTCGTCGATATTCGTAGACAGAATCAAGTTCTATCAGAAAAACTATCTGAGCATGATATAGGCAAGTTGGCTGAGCGAAAGCCTGGACTAGTAGAGAAGATTATTAACACTGCAACAGCAAAGGCAAATAAATGTTTTGAGCTAGTGAGTGGAGCAAAACTGACAAATAAAGAAAAGGAGGCTACAGATGGCAAAACGTTTAATAGTGAATGTTCTTGGTTGTTTGATCCCTATAAGCCTAATTAGTGGTTGCGGTAGCGCACCGAAGCGCATTGAAGTATCGGCAAAGCCAGTAGATAAGCCAGCACTTGTCTTGCCTAAGGCTGACGAGTTGAACATGAAGAAGGTAGAGTGGATTGTTATCACTGAAGAGAATTTCAGTGAGCAAGTAGCTAAGTTAAAGAAAAAAATCGAGCCGTTGCATTTTTTGCAATAGTTGATAACGGCTACGAGAATCTAGGCGTTAACATTTCGAACATTCGTTCATACATTCAGCAACAGCAAGCAATCATAGCTGCCTAGGAGGCCTACTACAAAGCGTCCGAACAGGCAATCGATACTGCAAACACCCAAATCGAGGACGCTAAGTCTCAGGTAGACCAGCAACAAAAGGTACCACCGAAGAAAAGTTTTTGGGAAAAATGACTTGACAACATAGACCTTGTCTTCTATACTATGTAAATCTTGAAAGGAAATATAATGGAGGCTAACACAACAAAGTATGTCATGGTCACTGCAATCTCAACGTTTCGCCAACGTTATTGCATTCCCATGGATAAACTTCAGGAACTCAATCCAGATATGCCAGTTGATCCAGAATGGGCACTTGATTGTGTCACCTGCGATGAGGCAGAAGAGTTCTCGCAACTGCACCTAGGTGAACAGATTGTTGACTACGTGGTGATGGAAGAAGGGCAGATGCTAACTCAATTTGACCGAGACAATGACTATCTAGCACGTTGGACTAAGGAAGAAAAAATCGAATATGTCCGTAATTGGAAGAGAAGAGAACTATGATTACGATATACGGTTCAGAGAACTGTATCTGGTGTCTAAAAGCAAAGCAACTTGCCGAGACGTTTGAATTGGAACACGAATACAAACTAGTGGAAAACTACATGGCAGAATTCAGTTCAAAGTTTCCAGATGAGTATGCCGTTCCTCAAATCCTATGGGGTAACAACACATAAGCGGATATGACAGGTTTACAAAAGCAGTGAATGAGTTTATTAACAATGGAGAAAATAAATGACTAAAGATGATGTTTTGGCTAAGCTTCGTGAAGGTAGTACCATGATCTAATTTGAGAAAGTTGGCGGTGGTATGCGTACTATGAGGGCTACTCTGAATGAGAGTCAAATTGCCTATACCAAACCAATCAAAGGCTCTTCAACTACTCGCAAGATTCCAGAGCATACCTGTTCGGTTTTGGATATTCAGGATAATGTCTGGAAATCTTTTCGTTGGGAAAACCTTCGCCTAGTAGATGGTGTTAACTTGCCAGATGGTATTAAGTAATAGCGTAGAATCAGCACTAACACTCATCCGTAAGGATGTGAACCATACTCTTCTCGCTCAGGTTGATTTTATAACACATAAAGAACAACTGAGCGAGAGGTCAATTTCGCTGTACATGCCATTTTAGTGTGCTGATGACCCATCGGTAGCACATCTAGCAGACGATTGGAACAAGTACAATGCTGTTATATTCCAGAGTCATTGGCAACAAAGCATGTATAACCTGTTTCTAGGCATACCGTATTCTGCTGGAGTAGTTATACCAAGCGCAATAACTCCAGTGAAGTACCACAAAAACGATGATAAGGCTATCAACCTTCTTTTTGTAGGTGATCCAAGAAACGGATTGGATATAGCATTCTCGGCATTCAGAAAGTTGTCACCTCGAAATCCTAATGTAATGCTGTATGAGTTCTCGGACTTCAGTGTGCTAGGAAATCTTAAGGACAAAAGTACTAAAGACCTAGCCAAGTTTTGTGATGAGGTTAGAAGTCATCCTAATGTGATCTTCAATTCCGATGAGGCAGGCTATTCTGGCATGACTAAGCGAGTGCCTGTGTTTGAGAAATGTCATGTCCTAGTGTCTCCTAGCAAGTTTCCAGACGCATCCCATGTGCCTTTGCTTGAGTGTATGTCTGCTGAAATGATGTGTATCCACTCGTCCTACGGCTCTTTGCCTGAAGTCTCTTTGGGGCTTTGGTCTCTCGAGACGATGCGAATCATGTTAACAGGCTGTAAGTAGAATTAAGTAATACCATCCAGCTATATAATAGACCAGGACCGAGAAAGATTATAGCACTTAAGCTTGCAAAGGACAAGTCGTTTGTAGATGAGATGTATACATGGGAAAAAAGATGCCTACAATGGAACGATTTTTTGTTAAACCTATTGACAAACCGGTAAACGTGGTGTATTGTAAATCAAATTTGGAGCAACAAATGGCTACTACAGCAAAGACCACACCAGTTCGTAAAGCTACAACGTTTCGTAATCCTGAAGAAGCACATATCGGTAGCGAGACCACAGACTGGGCTGCCCTCAGTCCAGAAGAATACCCTCAGGAAATCAAAGAGACACTGCGCCACTACGGCTACTTCGGTGATCGAAAGTCTTACATGCTGTGGGCAACCACTTGGATGAAAAAGAATCGTCCTGCTGACCTAGAATACTTCAAGGCCGCTGAAGACTGGAGAACCTCGTCTACTATGGCGTCTCTGATGAAGATGGAGTTTAATGGCTGCGATATGAGCGTCAACGGTAAGGCATTCATTAGCAAGTCAGTTGAAGAGGTGTTTCAAGCGGGTCGAGCTAACAAGATGACCACTTCCTTCATCATTGAAGACGACACTACTCCAAAAGCTGTCCGTAAGACTCCTGTAGAACTCCTGAAAGAAAAGACTAGCGAGTTGCTCGGAGAAATTGAAGGTCATGTAGATGAGTACACGACAGGCGAGTTGGCTAAGGACTTCAGCCTCTAAAACTTCATGAAGCTTAACAACTGTGCAGGCCAATCTGCTTGTGACATTATTACCTTCTACAAGCGTACCCAAGAAGAGTTGCGTGAACTGATTGAGGACAAGACTCCTCAACTCGTTGAAGGTTACGGCAATCTTACCACTAAGCAACAGAAAGACTTCTACAAGTTTATCTCTGGCTTGATTGCCGATGTCGAAAAGTTTCTGACAGGCAAAAAAGCAACTCGCAAATCTCGTGCCAAGAAAGCAACTCCTGCAAGCAAACAGGTTGAGAGTGTGAAGTACGAGAAAGAAAATGCTGAGTTCAAAATCACTAGAGTTCCTCCTATCAACATCGTTGGTGCGATGGAAGTCTACCTGTTCAATACCAAGACTCGGGTCATGAAGTACCTGACTTGCCAGCATCGTGAAGGCTTTGCGATTAAAGGCACGACTATTCTTAACTTCGGTACCGAGCATTCGTTCAAAAAGAAGTTACGTAAGCCAGAGTTGGCACTTACCTCACTTGCCAAGAGTAGCAACGCTAAGGGACTCAAAGAGCTTAAGGCACTGAAAACTGCTGAGACTCCTGCCGACTGCCGTATCAATGCTGATACCGTCATTGTCAAGGTCATAAAATAATACTTGACACTGATGCATAATTGTGTTAGTATTACTACTGGTTAATTTAAACAAGGGAATATTATGATTTTGGTAGACTTGAACCAAGTTATGATTTCGAATATGATGATGCAGATTGGTAACCACCAAAATGCTCAGATAGACGAAAACATGCTTAGGCACATGATTCTAAACACATTGCGATTTAATCGCCAGAAGTTTCACAAAGAGTTCGGTGAGCTTCTGATTACGTGCGATGACAAAAACAACTGGCGCCGACAGGTGCTTCCATTCTATAAAGCAGGCCGTAAGAAAGCCCGTGATGCGTCTGAGCTAGATTGGAATGCCATCTTCACTGCACTGAATAACATCCGAGAAGAACTCAAGGTATACTTTCCATACAAAGTTATTCAGATTGAATCGTGCGAGGCTGATGACATCATCGGCACTATCGTACATAAAGAAGGCACAATGCTGAACACTGGTAAACCAATGCTGGTATTATCAGGCGATAAAGACTATATAAAACTCCAAAAGTATGCGAACGTAAAGCAATATGATCCTGTACGTAAGCGTTGGATTGCAAACTCTAATCCTGAACAGTATCAAGCTGAACACATTCTCAAGGGTGATGCAGGAGATGGTGTGCCTAACCTGTTGTCAGCCAACAACTCATTCGTTATGAGCATTCGCCAGCGGCCTGTTACTCAGAAACGTATTCAAGAATGGGCAGACATAAATAAAATGGATAGTGAAGTGAAACGCAATTATATGCGTAATAAGGCACTTATTGATTTAAGCGAAGTGCCAGCTTCGATTAAAGATATCATTCTCAAGGAATATGAAGCCGAGAATACAAAAGACCGAAGCCAGTTGTTAAACTACTTCATCAAAAACAAACTAAGAAACCTAATGGAAAGCTTACAGGAATTTTAATATGACTACAAGATCACTAGCACAAGTCGTTGAAGCGGCACGTAAATTGGAAACGAATGAGCAGAAGGCAAAGTTTCTTAAAGAGAACAACTCTAAAGAACTAAGGAACATTCTTATTCTAATGTACGACAAGCGCTTTACATTTGATTTGTCATCAACCCCGCCTCCTTATCGTCCATCAAATATCAATGAACCGAGAGGCAGGTAAGCTTTCATACTTTGTCAATGAGATGAATGATGGCAAAAATTTGGATCGAGTCCGCAAGGAGTCGCTGTTCATTCAAATGCTTGAGTCAGTTGATAAGGATGATGCACTGCTATTGCTTCGAATGCTTTCAAAGAAGCCTTATCCAGATTTGCCTGTAGAGGCAATTCACTTAGCATTTGGTCCTATCATTCAGGATGCAATTCCTGCAGGTGAGTCAGATGCACCCCGTGGTCGTGGTCGACCTAAAAAAGTGGCAGTTTCAGCGTAATATTAACTAATAGAGAAGTATCAAATGTCAAAAGGTAAGAATTTCCGTGAGTGGATTGAAGCATAGCCTACTTTATTATAGGAAGCCCAAAGGAAGGATATCTCTCGCGTGTTGGAAAAGTGAAGCCTACTTTGCTCACCTTTCCTCCGATTTCCCATCCGCCAAGTGGACCCAGGGGGGCCATCTGGTGATCGAAATAATGACACCTCCGAAATTTCGAATGTTTTGGTTTGGGGAGATTACCCTGTAATTTATGAACGCTCCATTAATATGTTGCCGTGAGGGATTTCATGACAATGTTACATGGAACGGTGTACATTATTGTTTAGTGAATGGCCCTTCGTAGCCATTTAACACGTGCTATCGTCCAATAAAAGTTTTTTTTTCTACGACTCGTTTTACGAGAATGGCCATTACTTGTATAATTGAGGGTTGCGGTAATCGCCAGGAGAAACAGGGAGAAGGAAAAAATATTTTGTTTCATCAGTTACCTGCGGATGAAACAATCTTCAAATTCAATTCAAATCCTTTCAATCTGATTCCATTCCTTCGCGAATGAAATCATATCGATAGAAACGTAAACAAATCCGTGTTTTCAAATATCGCCACGAGACGATTAATTGACTCCCGTGGGTCCACTTAGGGCGGAGCCAAATAAGAGGAAGGGAACCCAAATTGGCTTCCAAAAAAAGCCCAAACCGTTGGGCTTCCTATAATAAAGTAGGCTATGATTGAAGACGATTACACAAAGGATAGCGCAGGCAATAAGAAGGATTCTAAGCGATATAACGGCAAAAAGTCCGAGATTCAAAAGGCTCGCCGCCAGAAGAGGACTCAGAAGGATTCTCTTTACAAATAGACTGATACATGATTATAGGATGATTAAATGAAATTGAATGACAAATTAGTTCTCGTTGACTGTGACCGAGTTTTAGTAGATTGGATGTATAGCTTTGATTCCTGGATGAAGGAGCATGGCTATTCAACCGTTGATGGCGTCGATAGCTATGACCTAGATAAGACTTATGGCTTGAGAAAACCGGAGATGAAGGTTCTTGTTCGGAACTTTAATGAGAGTGCGGCAATCTGTTGCATTCCTCCTCTTCGGGATGCTGTGAAGTATGTACGAAAGATGCACGAGGAACTCGGTTGTGTATTTCACTGCATCACGAGCCTGAGTCTCAATCAGTTTGCTGCCAAGTTACGTAAAGAGAATATCGAAAACCTTTTCGGTAAGACTGCATTCGAAAAAATTGTTTGCCTTGATACAGGCGCTGATAAAGATGATGCACTACTGCCATACATCGATAGCGGTTGCTTATGGGTTGAGGACAAAGTGTCTAACGCCGAACTTGGTGCCAGAATGGGATTGACTGCTGTTCTTATGGAACAGAGCTACAGTGTCGATTACCAAAATAGTGCTGTGAAGTATGTACGAAAGATGCACGAGGAACTCGGTTGTGTATTTCACTGCATCACGAGCCTGAGTCTCAATCAGTTTACTGCCAAGTTACGTAAAGAGAATATCGAAAACCTTTTCGGTAAGACTGCATTCGAAAAAATTGTTTGCCTTGATACAGGCGCTGATAAAGATGATGCACTACTGCCATACATCGATAGCGGTTGCTTATTGGTTGAGGACAAAGTGTCTAACGCCGAACTTGGTGCCAGAATGGGATTGACTGCTGTTCTTATGGAACATAGCTACAGTGTCGATTACCAAAATAGTGATATCGTTAAAGTGAAAAATTGGAAAGAAATTTACGAAATGATGCTCTAACGGTAAAACTAGATTATAAATATCCATATGACGGGTACACAAGGCGATCATAAATCGCCTTTTCTTTTAACTTTGGAGATAATATTATGCCGATTTATTCGTTTGAGAACACTCAAACAGGTGAGATTTATGATAAGCTTTTGAAGATTGCTGAACGTGAGGTGTACCTGTCAGAAAACCCCCACATCTGATCTGTGATTAACCGTGCTCCTGGCATTGGTGATCCTGTTCTGCTGG